TGGTGGCTGGCCGCGAAGGCTGGCCTGCCGAAGGACGCGTGGCACCAGGCTGCGATGGCGGCGCTGGCCGAGCGGGAGGCGGACGAGCTCGACCTCGCGCACGCGCAGGTGATGATGATGGGCTACCACCTCCGCTGGGCCGACGAGCCGTACGAGGTGCTGGCCGTCGAGGTGGAGTTCAACGCCCCGCTGCGCAACCCGGTGTCGGGCGCCTCCTCTCGCACGTGGCGGCTGGCCGGGAAAATCGACGTCGTGGTGCGCGACCTCCGCACGGGCGAAGTCGTCATCATCGAGCACAAGACGTCGGGCGAGGACATCAGCCCCACCGCCGACTACTGGAAGCGGCTGCGCATGGACGGGCAGGTCTCGACGTACTTCGAGGGTGCCCGCCACCTCGGCTACGAGGCCGCCCGCTGTCTCTACGACGTGCTGGGTAAGCCGCGCCACGGGCTGAAGGCCGTGCCTGTCGTCGACGAGCACGGCACGAAGGTAGTGCACGACGCGAACGGCGAGCGCGTGCGCACGGCCAAGGGGAAGTGGCGCGAGACGGGCTCGACGGCTGACGGCTACGTGCTGCAGACGCGGCCCGAGACGCTCGAGGAGCACAAGGCCCGCCTCGTCGAGGAACTCGGTGCGGACCCGCAGCGCTACTGGTGCCGGGGCGACGTCGTCCGCCTCGAGGCCGACCTGCGCGGCGCGCTCCTGGACACGTGGCAGCTCGCCCAGTCACTGCGCGAGGAGCAGCTCGCGGACAGGTACCCGCGCAACCCCGACGCCTGCATGCAGCCGGGCCGCACGTGCCCGTACTTCGCGGTGTGCGCCGGCGAGGCGTCCATCGATGACCCACGCTTTTTCGTACGCAGCACCGACGTTCACCCGGAATTGGCTGGGTCCGTCGGCGAAGGGCCGAAAGAGGAGGCACCACATGGCAGCAGCACAGGCAGCACCGCAGTCGACGGCAGCACCACCGCAGCCACGCATGACGCTGGCGAAGGTGACGACGGGCAAGCAGCAGCAGCCGCATCGGATTCTGCTGTACGGGACTGAGGGTATCGGGAAGTCGACGTTCGGCGCGAATGCTCCGAAGCCCATCTTCGTCGGCGTCGAAGAAGGCTCCCACCACCTCGACGTCGCGAGGTTCCCGAAGCCTGAGACGTGGAAGGACATCCTCGACGCCGTGCGCGCGGTGACGGTTGATGCTCACGACTACCAGACGCTCGTCATCGACACCGTCGACGCGGCCGAGCCGCTGCTGTGGCGGCACATGATCGACCGCGACCAGGTGAAGGACAAGAACGGCAAGCCGACGCTTCGCGACATCGAGTCGTACCCGTGGGGCAAGGGCTTCCAGAAGGCGTTGGAGGACTGGCGTGCCCTGCTGAAGGTGCTCGAGACGCTCCAGTCGACGAGGGGCATGCACGTCATCCTCCTTGCCCACTCCCAGGTGCGGCACTTCAAAAACCCTGAGGGTGAGGGGTACGACCGCTACGAGCTGAAGGTCCACACAAAGGCCGGTGGCCTCCTGAAGGAGTGGGCCGACTGCGTGCTCTTCGCGCAGCTCGAGGTGTTCGAGAAGAAGGCGCCCGGAGACTCGAAGCGGGTTCGCGGCCTCGACTCGGGCGCGCGCCTGCTGCGCGTCGAACGTCGCGCTGCGTACGACGCGAAGAACCGCTTCGGCCTCACGGAGTCGGTACCGCTGTCGTGGGCCGACTTCGACGAAGCCACGAAACGAGAGGTCGACGTGGCCTCGCTGACAGCCGAGGTGCTGCGCAAGGCGAAGGAGCTCGGCCCCGAGCTCGAGCCGAAGGTCGTCGAAACCGTCACGAAGGCCGCGGGCAACGTCGCGTCCCTCATCACCATCAACAACCGCATCAACATGCGCCTGGCCGAGAAGGCCGCGCAGGAAGAGGAAGGCTGATCATGGCTGGCATCAACAAGCGGTACTACCGAGGCAAGGCGAAGGAGTGGACGATGTCGGAGGCCAGCACGGGCAAGCCGATGCTCGTGGTGCTCTTCGACGTCCTTACCGAGGGCGCTGACGTGAAGGCGCTGACGTGGCGCGGCTTCTTCACGGAGGCCACGATGGACCGCACCATCGAGGCGATGCGCCACATGGGCTTCGAGGGTGACGACCTCGGCGACCTCACCGGCCTCGACCGGCTCGAGGTCGACCTGGTGGTGGAGGACGAGGAGTACACCGACGAGACCAGCGGCGAGGTGAAGCACAGCGCCAAGGTCCAGTGGGTGAACAAGCCCCGCGCCCTCTCGGTGAAGACGGTCCTCGAGGGCGACAAGCTGAAGTCCTTCGCCGCCGAGATGAAGGCCGCGTTCCGCAAGGTCGACGCCGCCGCCGGCAAGCGGACGCCCGCACCGGCGGCGAAGAAGGCCGCTGCGCCGAACGGCCCGCAGGGAGCTGAGCCGCCGCCGCTCAGCGACGCTGACATTCCCTTCTAAGGCGCAGGGCATCGCGCTTCACCGGTCACCCGACGACCCCCGCGTCGTGGTGACTGGTTCTGGCCTTGAAGCTCTCGGTGAGCGACCGCGCAGACGTGCGCGGGAGTGCTGCGTTCGACTCGCGGCAGGGCCGTCACCCGCAGCACCGAAAGGCAACACAACATGGCGAAGAAGACGAAGCAGGCTCCGCAGTACAAGATTTTCTGCAATGAGCGGTACGGCATCTACGCGGGTATCGAGGAGTCGTACGACCCGGTGACGCGCGTGGCCGTCGTGCGTGAGTGCAGGCACGTGGCTCGCTGGTACGGAAAGACGGGCGGCATCACCTCGCTCGCTGCGTACGGGCTCTGCGGGCCGAACGCGGGCGACTCGCGCATTGGTGCTCCGACGTCGGAGCCCTCGACGCTGACGGGCATCGTCAACGTGTTCCCCTGCTCGGCCGAGGCGCGCGCGACGCTGGAAGCCGCGAAGCAGTCGTGACGTCGCCGACGATCGGCGTTGCGCCGATTTCAGACGGCTCCGGCTCCGGCTCCGGCGACGGCGACGGCTACGGCTCCGGCTCCGGCGACGGCGACGGCTACGGCTACGGCTACGGCTCCGGCTCCGGCGACGGCTACGGCTACGGCTCCGGCTCCGGCGACGGCGACGGCTACGGCTACGGCTACGGCTCCGGCGACGGCTACGGCTACGGCTACGGCTACGGCTACGGCTCCGGCTCCGGCTCCGGCTCCGGCGACGGCGACGGCTACGGCGACGGCTACGGCTACGGCTACGGCGACGGCTACGGCTACGGCTGACGCGAAACACCCCTGGTAGATGCGGCCCTGGAGTTGGCGCGGTTCGATTCCGCGCGCCGTATTCCTCGCAGTCCACCTCGGAGAACCCATGGCCGCACCGACGTTCGCCTCTCTCGCCGTCTCCCTTATCGACGAGTCGCCCCTCAACCCACGCAAGGACTTCGACAAGACGAAGCTCGCCGAGCTGGCCGCCAGCATCGAAGAGCGCGGCGTGCTCGAGCCGCTCCTCGTTCGGCCCGTTGCCCAGCGGTACGAAGTCATCGCCGGCGCGCGTCGCCTGCGGGCCGCCAAGGCCGCCGGGCTAAAGCTGGTGCCGTGCATGGTGCGCGAGGCCACCGACGCCGAGCTGCTCGAGCTGGCGCTGCTGGAGAACGTCGTGCGCGCCGACATCAACGCGCTCGAGGAGGGCGAGGCGTACGCGAAGCTGGTGAAGGAGCACAGCTACACGGCCGACAGCATCGCCGAGAAGACGGGCAAGTCGCGCACCGTCATCTACTCGCGCATGAAGCTGGCCCAGCTGCAGGGGCGCGCCCGCGAGCTCGTGCTCGATCACGGCCTCAACGCCAGCATCGGCGAGCTGCTTTCCCGGCTGCCGACGCTGGCCGCGCAGGAAGAGGCCGTCGAGAGATTGGAGGATCGCTGCGGCGACACCTGGAAGAAGGGTGGCGGCGACAGGCGGCAGATGTCGGACTGGCGCACCCTCTCCTACCGCGACGCGAAGGACGTGCTCGACCGAGAACTCAACCGCGTCATCGCGAAGGCGCCGTTCGACACGAAGGACGTGACGCTTTTCAGCGTCGCCGGCAGCTGCCTGTCGTGCCCGAAGCGCACCAGCCAGGACAAGGTCTCCTTCGCCGATGTGAAGGCCGACACGTGCCTCGACGGTGCGTGCTGGCAGACGAAGCAGAACGAGTCGACGGCGCGCGTGCTGGCCCAGCTGAAGGAAGAGGGCCTGTCAGTGCTGGCCGGCGACGCGGCGAAGACGCTCACCAACTGGGACGGCAGCCTCACGTACAGCGCAGAGGAGAAGTACGCGCTGCCCACCGAGAAGCCCGCGGGCATGAAGTCGCTGAAGCAGCTGCTCTCGAAGGAGGATTTCAAGAAGGCGGCCGTCGTCGTCCTCGACAAGGAAGGCAAGCCGCACACGTACGTCGAGCGCAAGGCGGCCGCGAAGCTGCTGGCGAAGACGGAGGCGAAGGCTGCGAAGGCCGTCGCGAAGAGCCCTCACGGCGGCAGCTACGGTCGCCACGGCGACGACTCCTATAAGAAGCAGCAGGCCAAGCGGAAGAAGGAGGCGGCCGCTGACAAGGCCGTGGCCGATGCCGTGCGTGCGGCCGCGCTGAAGCAGCTGAAGGGCGACATCTTCAAGGTGATGGGGCTGCTTTTCCAGGCACACGTCGAGGGCGGCTGGAGGGCTGACGACCTCCGCGAGCTCGCCGGCGTCCCCGTCGACGCGAAGAAGCTGACCGACGAGCAGCGGCTCTCCCTTCTCCTCGTCGACGCGCTCGAGCACGGCCCCGACGTCGTCGAGTCGGCCGCGAAGCTGGTGAAGCTGGACGTCGATGCGCTCCGCAAGGCGGCGCTCAACCCGCCGGCGGCCGAGACGAACGCGAAGCTCAAGGCGGCCGACAAGGCCCAGGCGAAGAAGGCCGGGAAGAAGGCGGCATGAGCGACGCGAACATCAAAGCAGCAATCGAGGCCCGAGAAGACCGCAAGGCACGCATTGCGCAGTGGATTCGAGAGGGCGTTCACGACCTCGAACGCTTCGAGGATCTGGTGATGTGGGGGCTGTGGCGTCAGGTGGGTGGCGAGGACTCGCGACCTCCCGATGCGATTTTCCCAACCGAGGAGATGGCCTCAGCGTTCGCGACGATGTGCGACCTCGAGTTCGACTTTCACATCGGCCCGGTCCTCGTCGACCTCGCCACCCGCGACAACTTCGAGGTGCCGCGATGACGTACGCGCGCGAGCGGAGGTCCGTCGTGAGCGCTCCCCGCTACGCCGAGGGCACGACGGCTCTGCGTCTGAGAGTCGACGCCCCGAAGCGCAGGGCGGGTGGCCGGCTCGAGCCGCTGACGGACGAGACGGTGCGCTCGATTCGCCAGGCCTTCGCGCTCGGTCTCACGCAATCGGAGATTGCGAAGCAGCTCGGCATCGGTCGGACGGCCGTCTCGAACGTCGTCACCGGCCGGCGGTACTCGGAGGTCGAATGAGCGTCTTCCTCGTCGGCGCCGCCATCGCGGCGCTCGCCTTCACCGGGTACGCGTGCGGACGCCTGCACGCGGAGTTCCTCGACGACCAACGCGAGCCCGAGCGCCCGGCCGACTGGGCCCAGCGCCTGGCGCACGAGGACCCTCAGCGCCTCGTCAACCTCTTCCGCGAAGGGAAGGTGCCCCGTGAGTGACGAAGCCACGCCGTACGCGCCTGAGGAGCTCGAACTCCTGCGAACGGGCGCCAACTACAGGACGCGGCAGAACGCGCGGTGGTTCGCCACGCTGCAGGCGCACCATGACGGCAGCCCGTCGGCCTGCGCGAGGTACCGCGCGGCGTTGGCGGAGATGGAGGCGGCCGAGCGTGCCGCTTCTCAGGCGCTGAGAGGCCTGCTGGAGTCCTGCTGCCCGTCCGAAAGGTGAGCCGTGAAGACCGAACTCGAAGTCGCCCGAGACGCCGTGCGCAGCGCCGGGCTCGAGGAGCTGGCCGACGCGCTGGAGTGGGCGGCGGCGGCCGTGCGGCACCGGGCGACGCTGCTGTCAGCGGCGCGGTGGGCGGCTGGCGAGTCGACCGAGCGGTGTGTCGACTGCGGCCACCGGTCGGTTCACGGCAGGAAGTGCCCCACGGCCGAGGCGCTCCACGCACTCGATGCGCAGTGGAGCTGCGAGGAGGTCAACAGCGCGCACGGCGGGGCTGCGCATTGGGCGCCGCGTCGGCTGCGGCCGATGCACGAACTCGGGCTCGACTACATTCCGCCGTTCGGCCCGAGTCCGCTCAATGCGACCGAAGTCAACATCTACGCGATGGAGAACATCACCGCCGCGCAGGCAGCAGCACGGTCTGCCGCTGAGTTGCTGGCCACTGCCGACCACGGCCGGCTGACGTACAGCGCTCCGTTTCTCGGCGTGCCCGTGCGACCAACTGCGGCGCTACTCTCTGCGACGCTGGAAACCGAGCTACCCCCAACGCCGCACGTCTGGGATGGCCAGCGACCGGTCGCACACGCCGACTCGCCGACTGTCGCGCAGACGGTGAGCGTCCGAAGCGATGTGCCGCCCGCCGAAGAGGACGAGCGCGGCGAATGGGACTTGAACGGATGGCAGGAGTAGTCGCTCCGAATCACCACAGCCCGCGCAGCCACAGCCCGAGGACGAGCCCGCCGACGAGTGACAGGGCCGCCAGCAGCGTCACGTAGCCGGGCGTGACGGCCTGCACGGGCACCATGCGACGCGCCAGCAGTTCCGCCCGCGCTGACGCCAACTCTCGCGCAGCACGCACGGCGGCCACCTCGTCGAGGTACACGCCCGCGTCGATGCTGCGCACGGCGCCGGACGGAAGGGTGACGACACCGCTGCGCACCTCGAGCACGAGCCCCTCGCCTTCGATGCCGCCGTCATCGGCTCGCGCTTCCCCTGCCAGCAGTGCGAGCACGATGGCGGCGGCGCGGGTGATCACGGCGTTGGGCCCGGAGGAACGCCGGTCAGCATGGGCCTCGGCTGTGACTCTTCGACGAAGAGCCGCGCACGCACGGCAGCGTCCTTCGCTTCGAGCAGCTTCCGCAGCGCGACGGTGCGCTCGGGGTTGCGCGGGAGGGTGTCGACGACATGCTGCGCGAGGTCGCAAAAGCGCATCGACACCGAGCGCAGTGGCTCCTTCAGGTGGTCGAACTTGAAGAACTGCAAGATGGGCTCGTTCACGGGTTCGGCCCCTTGCGGAACGTCTCCGCCGCGTCCGAGAGCGTCACCACCGCGCCGCCAGCCGTCGAGCCCAGTTCCACAGGCGACGGCCCAGCGGGCACAGCAGGCCCAGGGGCCGCCTTGCCGGTGAGGAAGGCCAGCAACCCCGACACGCCGAGCGCGAGCCCCTGCGGCCAGCCAGCAGGCAGCACCGTGTAGAGCTGCTCCACGAGGCCGGAGACGGCCAGCGCGCCGACGAGCGCCGTGCCCTGCAGCACCGGCTTGCCCGCGGCGAACTTGGGCATCGGGCTGGCGACGCCCGCGACGACGCAGGCGACGAAGCCCAACACCATCACCAGCGCGCCCCACGGCGCAGGGACGAAGGCTGACGCGGCCGCGGCGAGGCCGCCAATGGTGCCGACGATGAGGGCCGCGGGGCCAGAGAGAAGGGGCTTCGAGGTGTCCATGGTGAGTCCTTTCAGCGGGTGAGGAGGCACAGGCCGACGGTGGAGCCGAAGGCGATGATGAGGAGAGCGGCCCGGAGCCGACGGACGCGCCGTCGAAGCAGCCGCATCTCGAGCTCGTAGGACATCACAGCGCAGGCCTCGCGAGGTGACCCAGCCCGACGCCGAGCGCCCACAAGGGGACGTCGCACCGGAAGTCGGGGCGCTTGTCCTCGACGAAGCGAACCTCTGCGCCGAGTTCGCGCGCCTTCGTCTCGCTGGTGGCGTCGGAGCCAGCGCCGGCCGCCTCGAGGACGAGGCACGGCATCGCATCGCGGGCCGCCACCAACCCGAAGGCCACGTGCGTGATGTCCTTCCGGGACACGCCGTAGAAGCGCAGCGTCGCATGCAGCGGCTCGGCCGACTCCCACTCACGGCAAGCGTCGAGGATGACTTGCGCGTTCCACTTCGAGCGAACGTCGATGGCCGTCACTTCTCGCGCCGCCCAGAGGACGAAGCCAGAGCAATCGAAGGCCTTCCCGCCCGGCCGCACCTCGGACGTCAGCCACGGACGCAGGCCCTTCTGCACGTCGAACGCGACGTCGCCCTTCCCCTTCCACACGTACGGAGTCGACGCGCCGGGGAAGCCCTTCTGGCCCATTGCCTTCAGCAGCACGCGACGCTCAAAGGCGCCGGCGACGTTGGCCCACTCGGCAGCCGTCACGGGCCAGCGTCTCCGCGAGGTGCGGGCTGCTCGAGCCGCTCCTGGGGGCGGCCCGTCATCACTGCTTTGTAGAGGGCTCGAATGTCGGCTTGCACTTCGACGGTCTGGTCCTCCACCCGCTTCACGCGTCGGTCGAGGTCCTCCACCTTGATGGCGACGGGCAGCACGCCGGCGTCAGCCTGGGCGCGAGCCTCGCCCGCCACAGCTCGCCACGCCCCGAGCACCGCGCTACCCCCGACGATGACGAGCGCCAACACGTTCCCGCCGAATTGCCGTCGAAAGAAGGCGAGGAACTCGCTGTGCAGCGTGCGGTTGGTGACGGGCTGTTCAGCCGTTGTCGGGCCAGAAGGTGCGGGCTCATCAACCATGGAGCCACCGTCCGCTGCTGCCGGTAGTCGCTTCTACACCTCGAGCCATGCGTCGACCCAACCCCGATTTCTATGACGCCGTCCACACCCGCTGGCGCGTGCGGACGCCGGCACGGTACGGTGGCGGCAATGGGCGAGCTCTTCCTTCTCTCCGTCGCGTTCGGCGCCTTCGTCGTGTCCCTCTTCATCACCTGGCGGGTGCTGTCTCGGCTCGCAGCCATCGAGGAGTTGCTCCGCAACCTCGACAAGAACTTCGTCGAGGCCGTCATCGAGGCCCGGAAGAAGGCGGGCTCGTGAAGGCGCTCGCGCTGATCGTCATCCTGGGCCTGATGGGCTGCGGCGTCGGGTACCGCTGCGAAGGGCCGACATGTCCGGCCGATGCGGGTACTGATGCCGGGGTGGATGCGGGCGCCGTCACCTGCTCGCCTACTTGCCGCGGCTGCTGCGACCCGCGAGATGGCCGGTGTATCGAGCCGCTGGCCGATTCGAACTGCAAGCCTCCAGACCCATCGGCCGGGAACTGGTGCGTCGCGTGCCAGGCCCCACAGGTCTGCGGGTATCGCGACCCGCTCAACATCGGCTGCATTCAGCCGTGGACTTGCACGCAGTCATGCGGCACCGGCTGCTGCGACCCACGCAGCGCTCGTTGCCTGAACGGCGCGGCCAACGACGCCGGCGCCTGCCTCTGACTCAGGGCGTGCCGTAGATGTGCGCCACGAAGTCGAAGTCGGCCGGCACGAAGGCCCCGCCCACCATCTCAAAGAGCTCGAAGCGCAGCGCGGGCGTTGCGCCCTGGTTGGCGTAGATGGCCGTCGGCTCGACGAAGCGCAGCGCCCCCGCAAGGCCCGAGCCGAATGGAGTGCAGACGGCGTAGTAGTCCGTGAGGAACACCCGCACGTCGACGACGCCGACAGCCTGCCGCGTCACCTGTCCCAGTACGCCCGGCACATTCGAGACGAAGGACGGCGACGAGATGCTGCCTGACGAGAGCGACACGCCGTACGCGCGCGCCGTCACTCGGGGAATGCGCTTGTCATTGTGGGCGCCGTACAGCAACCCCGGCGGCGGAGTCGTCGCGATGCCGAAGCTGCCCACCTGGTACTCGCGCGTGCCGTGCCAGCGGCCGAACCGGAGCCACCCCTCCTCGAGGTTGGTCTGCAGGAGGTTCACCATCTGGAACGTCAGAGGCATGTCCTGACACATCAGCTGCGGCTTCACGTAGGCCATGTCGTCACCCTGAGTGCCAGACGCCCCAGAAGTCTGAGCGCGCTCGACTCCACGTGTTGGCGAGCCTGTCGTACCGGTACATCCACAGCGTCGTCTGCGTCGTCGAGTCCACCTTCGCGTGAATGATGGCCAGCGCGCCCGAGCTGCCCACCGTCGCGTCCTGCCGCGTCCAGTCGGGACAGATGAAGGGGCTGATGCCGGTGCCCGTCAGCGCCGAGGCGAACGTCACCGTCACCTGCCCCGCGGCCGGCTCCGTCAGCGAAATGCTGATGGGCCCGAGCTGGTCGATGATGTCGTAGCTGCCGGCCGTCTTGAAGCGCCCCTGCACGAAGTGCCGCGCCACCTGCCGCGTGTTGTGCAGGCCGTTGGTGTCGTGCTCGACGAGGAATTGATTTCGGTGACTCGCCGTCTGCCACAGGACGTCGTTGTAGTCGGACGCTGTCGCGAAAGACGTAGTGGGCGCGCCGAGCGTCTGGCCTCGAGCAAAGCCTAGAGGGAAGGCCTGCCCGCCGTACGGCGACGCTGCCCACGCCGTCTGCGCGAGCGGGGCCGAGTGGATGGCGATGTCGAATGCGATGTCTGCGGCAGCCCACGTGTTGCCAGCGCCGAGCGCCGAGGAGAGCTGGTGCAGGTACACCTCAATCTGCGTGGCCGATGTCACCTCGACGCGGTGGAGCCATGGCTTTGCTTCGGAGCCGCTGCCTGCGATGTTGATTTGTACCCGCATGTCCGTCGTGAAGCGTGACGCCGCGAGCGTCAGACGGACGTGCCCCGCCGCAACGCGGGTGATGGCGGTGATGTCCGACGAGGCGTCAGCGAGCGAGTAGACGATGCCTGCGAGGTTGATGCGCCGACAGACGCGCGGCACCTCGAAGGCGTTGTGCTCGCCAGTCGACGGGAGGTGCTGGCGCTCGAAGCCGCTGCGCAGCCACTGGAGGTTCTGCAGCCACGTGTTGATGCGCTGAGGCCCGAAGGGGCTGAGGTAGGCCGCAGCCGGCATGGAGACGAAAGGCATGCGTCACCCCTCCCTGAGTCGGTTGGCATCGGCGGCGCTGGAGAAGACACCCGCCGTCTTCGAGTCGGCGGCCTTGCCGAACTGGCGCCCGGCTGGAGTTGCTGGCGTCGTCGTCGAGCCCTTGATGATTTTCCACGTCGACGTCGGCCCGACTGCCTGCCACTTCGCCGCTCCCGTGGCCGTCGTCGCGGTGACAGCGGTGATGCGGTTGCCGCGGTTGAGGTTGAACACGTCCGTCGCTTCGGCCGCGTTCTGCAGGACGAGGATGTCGCCCACGACGACGCCAGCCGTCAGCAGGCTGCCCGCCGAGAAGGTGGCCACGTCACTGCCGACTGCCGTGGTGACGCTCGCGACGAGAGTGGAGGAGTCGACGCGCAGGATGCTGGCGTCATCGTCGAGGAGGAAGGGAATCTCCGTGAGGATGTCGCTGCTCCACACGCCTTCGACCTCCACCTGCCCCGTCTCGGGGAGGAAGTTGAGCGCCTCCACCTTCCAGATGGCGTCGGTGTACGTATCCACCAGCGTCGTCTGTCCGCCGCGCGTGAGTGACATCGTGAAGTAGTCGCCAAGCTCGAGCTGCAGCGCCTCGAGGCCGTAGCGGAACGAGACGACGGGCCGAATCTTCGACTCGACGGGGAACTGCCTTTCGACGGTTGCGAAGCCCACGCCCGAGTCCTTGAAGGCGTCGCCGAGCTCCTGGCTGACGTCGGCGTAGGTGGCGTCAATGAGGCGCGTGAAAGGGCGGCCCCATGCCGCAAGGTTGGCGGTGTGGTCGAACGGCCCGTGTCGCCCAGGAGCAAGCCACCCGGAGGACTCGCCGATCTCCAAAAACACCCGATTGTACGGCGCCCATCGCTGGCCTTGTGAGGGCGTCCGCATGCGGAGCGAATCGGCCACCACTCGTGTCTCGTCGAAGCGGAACAACGCGGCACCGGCCGCTGCGAGATAGGCCGTGCTGGTGGCCGTCGACGCGATGGCGCGTACCTGCCCGGCCGAGAGCGTCGTCAAGTCGAAGTTCCCCGCCTGACTGAGGCCTCTCAGGATGCCCCGAATCTGCCCGGCCTCCCCGACGATGGTGGGCTCAGCCTTCCGCGTTGCCCTCGAGCCGACATCTCCGACGTAGACGGATGCGCGGCTGGCCGGACTGGCAGCAGACACGGCGTCGAAGCTCGTCGTCTCAACGACGACGCCGGTGCGGCAGTACTGCTGGAGCAAGTCGCGCGCGACATTGACGCATGTGATGGCGCTCGTCAGCGCAGCCGCGCCGATGGTGCCGCCTGTTGGCACTGGCGGGTAGGTGTGCGACGAGAGCGGGAAAGCCGTCGCGTACATCTGGCCCACCTTCGAGAAGAAGGCGTCGGCGAAAGCCTTGCGGAAGCCGACGGCCGTACCGTTAGAGCCGGGCCCGCCGAACTCTCCAGCGAGGACGTCATTCATCACCCACGACGAATTCAGCATGCCAACGGTGTCGAACTGCACCAGCCAGATGCGCCAGTTACGCCCGTCTCGCGTGATGGTGAAGGGACTCCTGTCCCAGAAGAAGAGCCCTGCGTTGAGTGGGACGTTGGCGAAGTTCTGGAACGTGAGGCCAATCAACCCCGAGTCCGGCGACGTTGCTGTCAGGCCCGTGTTGGTGGTGCAGCACACGGCGAACGGGTGGTAGCGCAAATCCCCGCGCACCAACCGCAGCATCGGAACCCTGCCGTTGCCAAAGGCGAGCGGTAGCGGCCTATCCGGGTCGACGGCGAACTCGACGCTCGCGCCCAGTACCCCGGACGACGCGGCCCACGGCGTGTTGGCGTTGTTCGTCGAGGCGTTCTTCAGCCACGAGTTGAGCGACGGCGAGAGCGTCAAGTCAGCCGCCTCGCCCATCACGTCGTCGGCGAGCTCGAGGTAGACGCGCGACTCGTCGCGTGACGGCATGTCGAGGGGCTGGAAGGTGCCAAGCGCCTGCACCTGGTTGTCGCTCGGGTTGGCCGGGTCGAACACTGCGACGTACACGCGGAAGCGCGACTTGAAGACGGTCGTCTCGACGGTGAAGGGGTACGTCAGCCAGTCGAAGGCGCCGTCGGTGTTGTCGAGGATGAGGCTGATGGTGCTGGCCGCCGGCAGGCCTTCCGTCCCGAGCGCGCGCTGGTGCCGGCCCACGCTCGAGATGCCGCCGTTGAAGTAGTTGTTCGAGGGGAGGTTGAAGAAGCCCGGCACCGTCGACCACCGTTGCTGCACGCCCGACACGGTGAGGACGGTAGCGAACTTGTCCGTCGAGACGTCGACGAGAATCGCCACGCCTGGCGTCGGGAGTGCGCAGAGCTCGACGAAGGTGCTCACGCGCCAACCTCACGGCCTTGGCTGCGGATAACGATGTCCGGCGGCTTCACGAGCAGCCAGTCGCTCCACCTCCAGCTGAACTCCGGCATCTGCAGGTGCCCGTAGAGGCATCGCTGGCGCGGCTCCGTCACGACGGCGAGCGTCGGTGTTGCGACCCAGTCCTCCACCCACAGCAACGGGACAGCAGAGCCTCGGCAGTCGCGCCACATCGTGCGGAGGATGTCGCGTTGCGCCTCGGTGAACTCCGAGAAGACGAGCGAGCGCTCGAGCACAGGCCCCGCGATGAAGATGCTGCGGCCCGCGCCGTTTGACAGCTCCACCATCGGCGCCCGTACGCGCTCCGTCTCGCCGCTGCCGTCGAGCTCGCCCCGCGTCAGCACCGTGGCAACGCCGAGCACCACCTCTCCGATGGAGATGGTTCCGAGGCCGCCGCCGGTCCAGGCAAAGATGAAACGCCAATACCGCCGAGAGAACGGCGCCCACGAGAAGCTGGTGTCTTTGGGTCGAGGCGATGCCGGGTCGAGCGAAGCGACGGCAGCGGCTACGAGGTTGACCGAAAACGCGGCGTCATCAGCGCCCTCGACGGTGATGCTGCGTGTTGTACCGACGCCGGCGAAGTTGTGATTCAGCAGGGCTGCCGTGTTTGGGCTGGCGGCCACTCCGAGGTCGACAGCGAGCGTGATGCCTGTCGTTGCTGGCACCATGACGAAGGGCTTGTCGATGCGCTTGTCGTTGAGCCGCGAGCGCGTGGAGTCCGCAGGGCCTGGCGACGCGGTGAAGGCCGTGGCCGCCAGCGCCCTGATGAGGTTCCGCGTCTCGGGAATGAAGGCGTAAGACATCAGCGTCCTCCCTGTCCGCGCCCGGTGCGCTGCGCGTTGTAGAAGCCTCGGCCGCCGTCGTTCTCGAAGAACTCACGAGTGCTGCGCGAGTCGAACGTGTTGACGGTGACGCTGGGGCCGTTGGCTGCCGCGCGCACGCCCGCGCCTGCGAGGCCGCCGATGGCGCCGCCGAGCGCCCCACCGATGCCGGGCAGGAGGAGGTTGCCGACGACGCTGCCGACCGTCGACAGCACGCCGGCGAGAATGGACGCGAGAATCTTCCCAGCGTCCTGCTCTCCGCCGCTGGCGAGCGACTCGAGCGCGCCGCTGATGCTGTTGACGAAGGCGGCTCCGATGTCCGCGCCTGCCTTGGCGAACTGCTGCTGCTGCGCGGCGAGCGTCTTGGCAGCTGCCGAGGCCATGCGCTCCATCTCGTCGAAGTGCTTCTTCAGCCCGGCTGCCTGCGCCTTCGCCTCTTCCTCGAAGCGACGCTCACGGGCCTTGGAGTCGGTGTTGATGACGTCGTTGAGGTCGAACTCCTGCACGGGTCGCAGGTCCATCTCGGAGCGGCTGAAGTCCATCACCCCGCCGCCGCCACCAGCACCAGCCCCGCCACCCTTCTTCCCGCCCGTCAGGTCCATCTCGAATGCGGAGAAGTCATTCACCCCGCCGTTGGACGCGATGGCTTTCTTGTTTGACTCCTCGTCCTGAAGCTCCTTCCAGACGAGCGCGGCCTTCTCTGCGTTGGCCTTGTCCTGAGTCTCCTTGCTGCCAGCCATCAGCGCATCGGCCAGCATCGTCGATGGCAGCAGCAACCCGCCAGACGCGGTGCCGAGCGTCTTCGACATCATCCCGTCTTGCCCGGCCTGCGAGATGAGCGAGCGCAATGACATCTTCGACGCCAGCTCCATGCCTGACGTCATGTCGCGGAGCGCCTTCGTCACGGCCTCAAGCGCGCCAGTCTTTGAGCCTACCGACGCGATGAAGCTGCCGAAGGTCTCCTGCAACTCGCCGAAGGCCTCCTTTGCGCCACGTGCCTGTCCGTTGAGTGACTTCGCGTCTTCACCAGCCGCGCCGCCGAACTTCGCGGAGAGCGCGGCCACGGCGAGAGCCATGTCCTTCGTCTTGTTGCCGGTGGCCTCAATGGTGATGCCAAGGCCCTTGAAGTGTCCCGTTCCTGCCTCGACACAGAGCGTCGGTGGCGGCGCGTGCGTCGTTCCCGGTGGCTGCGGCGTAGTCGAGAATCGCCTGTGTGGTGCCCTCGACAGCGGCCGGCGCCTCGCCGTACCGCAACAACATCGTCTGCAGGCCCATCACCGTCTCGTCGCTGACGAGGTTCGTCTCGGCGAGAGCCTTGGCCTGCTCCTGAAACGCGCCGCTGAGGCCCTTGGCGACGAGCGACAACTGGCGCTGAGCGCGCTCGGACTCGGCGTAGGCTTTGAGCGAGTCGCGAGTAAAGCTGATGATGGCCTGCCCGGCTGCGCTTGCGGCGGACGAGACGCCCGAGAAAGCGGCCGAGGCGTTGTCCTCGCCCATGATGCGCAGCTGCAGATCAGCCATCGCTCGCCTCCGTCATCAGGAACGCCTTGATGCTGCCCATCTCCGCCTGTGCCACCTGCAGCACCTCAACCACCCACGCCGGCCACGCGTCGAGGACGCCGCCCGAGTACAGCAGAGCGCCGCCCGTCGCCTCCGACGCCCGCCACACCGTCAGCGCCGGTGCGGACGCCCGCAAGGCCGCCTCGAGGTCGACAGTCACGCCCGTGTGCAGCGGCTGCGCCGTGCCGCCCTTGCGCGCAGGCTTGCGCCCGAGGAAGCCCATCTTCGCGTCGGCTTTCCACACGCGGCCCGGGTTCCACGGCGTCACACCGTCGCCGGGGGTAGCCCATCGCTGGTACCAGGCGCCGTACCAGAGGGCCGCTCGAAAAAATCGGCGTCCTGCTTCCCGAAGGAGTTCGCCCGACGGACGAGGCCGAGGAGGTCGTCCGTGTACCGCTGGCTCCCGAGGTCGAACACCAACTCGACGTAGCCCTCCAGCGTCGTCACCTCGCCGCCCTCGTGCTTCAGCGGCTCCGTCCCGAAGCGCACGTGCAGCGACAACACCGCCGCCAGCCGATGAAGGAAGCCGTCCGCCTCGGCCGTGGCGAACACCTCGGCCAGCTGCTTCGCGAACCCCTCGCGCACGCGCGTCGACAGCCCGCGCTCCACCTCGAGGTACACGCGTTGCGCCGCTGGCAGCGCCCGGTTGTTCCCGATGTCGGGGAAGTACTTCTCCCACTGCGTCAGCTCGAGCTTCATGTCGGCCTCAGGTGAGGGTGAGGGTGAAGGAGTCGCTGCCCGCGTTGTCTCGGACGCGCCACGAGAGGTCGACCATCGCCACGTCGTCGCGGCTGTCAGCCACCGGCACCGCCACCAGCTCCGTAGTGGGCAGCGAGAACGTCGCGACACGGCCCGTGCCCGTGCCCTGCACGATGACGAGCGGGCACGTCCGTCGTGCCGTGGCCTTGCCCAGCAGTGAGACGTAGTCCTCATGGAGCACGCCCTTCGCCGTCACCTCGAAGTTGTAGCGGACGACCTTCAAGCCCTGGACGCGCTGAGAGCCCGTCTCGCCCGGCAGGTGCGCGATGCCCGTCGCCATCTTGATGCCCCATGACTGGAGCCGCAGCGCGACGCTGTCGCACGTGAACGTCGAGGTCGACTCCGGCAGCGGCCGGCCTGTCGGGTTGGTCAACGCCGGCGTGTACGGCACGAGCGGCTGGGCCGTGTGCGCGACGCCCGACGAGCCAAGCTGCGCGCGCGTGATGGTGGCCGAGGTGCCGCCCGGCGTCACGGCCGTCACGCGGATGACTTCCGCCTCGCACCAGTAGTACCCGAGGCCGAGCCGGTAGGACTCCTCCGCCGTGATGGTGAGCGTCGTCGAGACGCCCGACGCCATCGTCACGCTGTCCAGCTTCCCGCGCAGTTCCTTGTCGATGAACTTGCCCGCGACCTTGAGCTCGAGCTCGGCGTCGCCGCCCGTCCACTCCAGCGACTCGACCGCTCCGCCGTACCCGCGTTCGCCCAGTTGCGCGTTGAGGGCCGTGTCGGAGACGCAGTCCAGCGTCAGGCCCGTCAGCGTCGGGTTGCCCTGCGTCGCGTAGATGACGTTGGTGGCGGCGTTGATGGTGCGCGCCAGCCCACCGGCCCGGTAGTACGCGTCCTCACTCGGCACCGCGTCGACGGCCGAGCGGCCCATCACGGCGGCCTCGAGGCTCCACGGCACCAGCACCTTGCGGCCTTCGACGAAGTCGTTCTGCATGCCGCGGCCGAGCGCCCGGTCCATCTTCGGGCGAATGACGCCCGTCGACACGGGGCCCATGTTGATGCTGCGCACCTCGACGTACTGCCCGGCGGCCGGGTCGACGGCGGTGCCGAACGTCGCCTCAAGGACAGGGAGAACGCGAGCCTGGTACTTCCGAATCGGAGTGACGGCCATGGTGCAGCTCCTTAGGGAACGAGAGAGGGACGGTGGAACGTCTTCACCGTGACGGTGAGTGAGGCGACTTCGCCTGAGGCGACGAGCACCTTCGCCTGGTCGAAGACCTGGAACGGCGTGCCCTTCAGCTTCGCGGCCGTCTGCACGCGGAGAATGTCGCCGACGGTGCCGCGGCCGAGGGTGCGCCCGTCGTCGCTGTCGAGCAGCTCGCGCACGGCGCGCACGCAGGCCTGCAGCGTCTCGCGGGTGCGGTGTCCGCCGCTGGCTCTGTCGGCGACCCACACGGAGACGTCGAGGGTGACGGCGTGCATGTCGGCGCGACTGCCGCCCACCTCGACGGCGGACCTGTCGCCGATGACGACGGCGAACGTCCTGCCGAAGTCAGGGATGGTCGCGGGGCCACCGTCCATGACGCCCTTGAAGGTGGGCGCAGTGATGGCCGGGACGACGTCGTAGCAGCCCTCCTCAGGCCAGCCGAAGAGGAGGTTGTTCGCGGCCGCGCGCACGCTGACGCACGAGAGGACGCCCTCCGTCGGCGCTGCGCCGGTGAGGACGAGCCGCCCTTCCCCGTCGGCCGAGGCGGTGACGCCCGGGACGGCAGCGGCGTTGATGGCCGTGGCGATGGCCGCCGCGGTGACGGTGCCGGTCGGCAGCGTGACGGACGTCGTCGCGCCCTCGCGTGCGGACGCCAGCACGAGGGCGCCTGACGCGATGGTTAAGGGCCCGACGGCGGCCGACTTCACGACAGCGCCGCGGAGGGCGTTCAGCTGGGCCACCTTCGCGGGCAGCCAGCGCAAGAGGTAGTCGCGCAGCGCGCGTGCAGCCAGCGCCTCGGGCTGAATGCCGACGGACGGGGCGAGCGTGCCGGATGCAGCGCTGAGGAGATCGCCGACACCAACAGCCATCAACCGGGCGAAGGCCTGCGCGCCGTAGCTGCCGAGGTGGAGGAAGTCAGGCGTCACCTCCTGCAGGCCGCGCTGGAGGAGCTGCGGGTCGTCCACCTGGCCGAACTCGGCGTAGCCGTCGACGACGCGCAGGTTGGGGTGAGTGCCTGCGAGCGCCCTGATGCTGACGTTGACGGCCTCGGTGATGGTCTGCCGAGGTGATGTCCAGCCGCCACCGTTCTTCCATGGAAGGACCGTCGAGATGACGACGCGCAGCCCGTCGGCGAGGAGCGTCGTCACCAGCTTGTTGATGCCCGTGAAGATGGTGGCCGCGTCGAGGCCCGCCGCGATGTCATTCACACCGACGAGAACGCACGCACCCCATAGGCCGCGGCTTTTGTGAAAGAAGTCGTACGCGTCTTGTGCGTTCTGGAAGCCGCCGCCGCTGACGCCGTTGTTCCCGACGGACACGCCGCGGTCGAAGAGCAGCTCGTCGAGGATGCTGGGGTAGCCGCGGTCTGCCCGCGTCGCGGCCATCAGCGTGATGCTGTCGCCGAAACAGACGATGCCCTTGCCTGCGGGGAACGTCGTCGGGGTGGCCATCAGACGCCGTACCTTTCTGAGAGGTACGTCCCCATGGTGGTGAGCTCGCCTGCGCTGAGGTTGCGGTTGTAAATGGCGACGTCGAGAATCTCCCCGCCGAAGAAGTAGTTCGAACCAGCTGCCCCTACCTGCGTCACCAGCGTCGCGTTCCCGACTGACAGCGTCGGCAGCACAGCCCCCGCGCCTCCACCCGTCGTTGAGTAGAAGAGTGAGAAGTCTCCCGAGGCCTGAAGGCGAGACCCAACACCTGCCGCACGGAAGAGTAGCTTGTTCGCGCGGCCGGGCTCGAAGGACGGGGCCGTCGGTACGAAGTAGGTGGAAGTGGCGATGGAGCGGTACGTGCCGGGACCGAGGAACAAGTAGAACGTCAGCGGTGCGCCGGCGACGTTGTGCACGCGCTCGACGTAGAAGCCGAGATCGCCCACGTTGAAGCTGTTGCCGATGACGGCGCCGTACTTATTCACGCCCCCGCGCAGCGTGAGGAAGATGTCGAAGACGCCTGTCTCGTGGATGAACTTCAGCGTTGAGTCGCTCGACGGAATGTCGAGCCGGTCCGAGACACCGTCGAACTGCACCGCGGGCCAGCGGTTGCGCGCCGCCTTCCACTGCGGTTGATGCGTGCGCGTAGCCTGCGAGGCATCGGCGACGCCGGAGCCGCGGTTCTTCCACGCCGACATGTACGCGCCCGACTCGATGCCGGCGCCCTCGTTCCCGTTCGGCTCCCACGCCGCGAGGTGCAGCGCGAGGCCTGACGATGGCGGCAGACTCAGCGGCACGTCACCCCTCCCCGCTCATAGTGGCGTACTCGTCGAGGGTGGCTTCCTTCACGGCGGCCCGTACGCCCGCAGCAGCCGCGCGCAGCAGCTCGCGCTCGAAGTCGGCGCCGAAATCGAACGGCGGCCGAGTGGGCATCGACGCGGTGCCCGTCTGGTGGAAGCTGGCGTAGTCGAGGCCCTGCGTGCCGAAGTTGAACTGGCTCGACGAGTAGTCGCGCAGCGCGTGCGTGCTGCCGTCGACGGTGAGGGCGTCACGCAGCGCGCCAGTCGCGACGAGGAGCGGCTCGCCGGGGTGCGCGCCCGCCTTCCACGCAGCGTACGCTTCGGAGAGCTGCGCCCACGGGCCAGCGTTCGGCCCGCTCCCCTCGGCGTCGAACTGCCGCTTCACGCCCGCCTCCATGACGGGCACCAGCTCCGGGAAGATGTGCTTGCCGAAGTCGGCGCACTCGGCCCCCGCCCGCTCGAAGGCGACGGCCATGCGCTCGAGCACCTGCTCGCCCGTCTGCTGGCCCACCTGGTACTCGACGGTGATGGCGACGGCACTCACAGGAGGTCGTCCCT